GCAATTGCGGCTTTAAAGCCTGAAAGCTCAATGGGTGTTTCGGGGATTAAATCAGGTTCGCCAAAGGCAAGATTTAGGCTAAATGTTGCCACGCCTCGTTTGAGTTTATCAAAGGCGGATTTTGCGGCATTGATGGCGGTTCTTTCGCTTGCATAAGTGTGGCGGAGTGATTTTATTTGCGCATTATCACTGGTGATAGGCTCTTGTTGCTCAATAGTGTTGTATTTGCGTTTGCTTAATCGTCTGCCTTTCACAGTGCCGTTTTTCAGCGTTCTGCCTTTTGTCATACGCTGTTTTTTCACTATCTTGGTGTTTTCATCCACCGTAATTTCGCCACGTTTGCCTGTGTCCGTATCATGCCAATACGCCCGCACGGCTTTGTAGTTTTCGCTTTCTGCAATAGAGAAATTGTAGTTGTCGCCACTTTTGCGAGTGATTTTTCGCAGTGGAATCGGCTTGCCTGTGGCGGTTTTGCCTTGTCCTAGCGGCATAAATAATAGCGTGCCATTTTTAACCGTGCACATTGCCCCGTGTTCTTCTGCTAGACGGCTTAATAGATTAATGTCGCTTTCGTTGGTTTGGTCGATGTGCGCAATAAAGGTGTTAGCCAGTTTTTTCTCGCACTGGCTTTTGAGTTGGTTTTCTTTGGCGATGGTGTCAATAATTTCGCCCAACGTTTTTTTATCAAATGACCGCTCTTTTTGTTCGGAAAATGAGCCTTTTAAATCTGCCGCTCTTGCTCTGATGGTTAATCGGTCTGCCGAACCTGCACCGCCTGAAAATTGCACTTCATCCACTGAATATTGCCCTTTGTCAATCAGTGGTTTGCCTTTCCAGCCTAGCGCAACTTGGATTGTGGCATTGCGTGGCGGTAAGGCGAGTTTACCGTCATGGTCAGATAATTCTAAGTCGAGTGTATCCGCCTCTAAGCCTCGATTATCTGTTAAAGACAAACTAATTAAACGGCTCGAAATCACTTGTGTGATGTCTTGCTGTTTTTTGTCTTTCGTGGTGATCTGCACTTTAAAAGCGGGCGTGCGGTGATTGTCGTTAAGATTGAAATCAAACATTAAAGGCTACTCATTAAACTCTCTGCAATGGCAATTAGCATCGGGTCATCGGTGCGTTTTAGGCTCATGCTGAAATCAATCGCACGAGGTGCGCCATCGGCAAAAAATTCTGTTCGGGTTTCTTGCACGCTTTCGATCACAAAAAAACCGATAATTTCAAAGGTTGCTCCGTCAATAAGCGGAAATGCACCGCCACTGTCTGCCATTAATTCCAGAGCTTTAATGGAAAATCTGCCACCAGTGATTTCTGGGATTAATCTGCCACTAATCGTCACAGTTTCGCTTTCTTTACCGGTGAATTGTGTTTTTGGCATTGCCCCGACAATGGCATTGGTTGGATGCCGCCAATTTGATGTGCGGTCTAAACTTTGAAAAGGCACGGTTTGCCGAGTGAACACAAACATGCCCAATGTGGCAAGTGCGAAGTTTTGGAGCATTTATTCTTCCTTTTTTGCATTGCCTTCCGTGCAACTGATAATAAAAATTAAGTTTGAAAACAATATAAAAGTACCAATAATCCAATGATCAAAATAAACAAAAATCGTGCTTAATAAAATTAGCGTATAAATCTCAAATGTAGTTTTTGCTTTTGTATATCTGATCTTCTTATTTTGATAGTTTTCTGCCGCACCAATCCAAGTCAGAATGGATAAAATGGTAATAATCCAAATTAAGGTGATTTGAGCGCTTGAACTGCCGATAATAAATACGGCAAGAACAACAGAAAAAAGAATAAATTCGCGAATAAAATCTAAAAAATGTAATGATTTAAGCATAATAAAATCCTGTGAAAAGTGCGGTCAAAAAATCCCATGATTTCTGACCGCACTTGATGAATTAGCAAAATAAAAACGCAATGCCGAAAACGACAAGCAGCCAAAAGATAATTGAGAGGGTGATTATCCCTCTCCATACCATGTATCTTGGTAAATTAAACAGGTAATTAATCAGTTTCTGTTTCATTTCGCTCTCGTGCTTTTTCTCGCCATTGCATTAATTCGGAAAATGTCATTTGCTCAAAGGCTTGTGGTTGCCAGTGGAAGATGATGGCAATATCTGCCATGGCATCTTCCACTGTTGCGGCAATCATTACTCGGTCGCTTCGGTTTCCACTTCCGAGTTCTTCCCTAAAAAACCGACAGCCGCCGCAGCAAGCTCGGTGAAGTCCGCCACTTCCATGGTAACAAAGTCGGATTTGTGTAAAACAGGCGTGGTGACACGTGCAAGTAAAACTTGTAATGCGTCCACATCCATTTGCAACACATCAAACATTTTTAAGCCTTTTAATGCGGGCACAGTCGGTTTATTGACGGTGATTTCCGTGATTTGGTTTTCGCCACGAGTAATAGGGTTGGTTAAGGTGATGATTTTGGTATTTTCTGTTTTCATTTTATGTTTCCTTTAAAATCCCTCTTTTTTGTAAAGAGGGGAGGGGGATTTAATAAAAGCCCCTTTCGGGGCAAGGTGTGTGTGAATTAAATGCCGATTGCTGCGCGGTGTTCTGCCAAGCGATCGTTGCCATCAACAACAAAAATTGAATTGAGTAAATCAATTTCGATGATGTCTTTGCCGTTTTCAATGATCTTGTAATAAGTCAAAGGCACGGTGTAGCTTTGTTCGGTGTCATCGCCTGGTTTGCTTGTGCCGTTGTCGATTTCGCCAAAACGACCGCGCATGACAAGCTCAATAGAGGTGACTTCTTCTGTATCGTCTTGTTGATAAGCACCGGCAAAACGCAATGCCGTGCCGTCAATCGAGCCGCCAAATTTTTTTAATAGTTCGGTCATGTAACCGCCCATTTTGAACTGAACATCTAAAGGTTCTACGCCCAGATTTACTTTTACTTCACCAATCATGCCACCTGCGCGATACGCTTCTAATTTCATTGCTAATTTAGGTTGGGTGATTTCGTTGACTTGGCCACGGTAAGAATTACCGTCAGCCAAAAAATTCATTAATTTGAGTTTACGAGGTAATGCCATTTTTTACGCTCCTACTTTTGCAATGTTTGCGGCAAATTCCACAAGGTATTCATCGCTGATGTATTGGTTGAATCCAAGTTGTTCTAGCGGTGGAACAGGGCAGTAGTTATAAGACACAAGCAATTTTGCATCTTTCAAGGTTGCGGCAGTGTTTAAGTTGGCATTGATAAATGCTTTCCCACCGATTAAATAACCTTGCGCCACATATTCACGCCATTTTGCATTGATTGCTTCTACGATTTCTTTTACAAGATTCACGGAGATGTCTTTATCCATCGCCCAGTCAAAGGATTGCGCAATGGTGTCTTTTAACACTTGTGCCGTGCGAGTGTAGTTTTCGTAGATAAATAATTTATCAGCCGAACGAGTGCGTAATCCCCAGAACTTAAAGCCATTGTGGTTTACACAACAAGTAATGCCTTGTTCGTTGAGATAATTAACGTCGGTTGCACTGTCGTTAATATCGAAAGAAAGCGGCTTGGTGACACCTGTCACGCCAGTTAAACCTTTGTTTGAGATTGAGGTGTGCCAGCCGTATTCTTTGTCTTGATATGCACGCATTGCAGCTGCACGAACAACGGCATAATCCACTTCGGTTTGTTTGGTGTTTGGGTTAAACGATAAGAAATCACCGAAAATCAGCATTAATTCACGTTGGGCAAAATTGCGACCGTATGTCACTGCTTCTTCTTTGGTTTTTGCTGTGCCGCAAGAGGCATACACAAAGCCATTGAGTTTTTTCGCTACGCTTAACAATTCAATGGTTACGTCTTGGCTGTCATATTTCGGGATACAGAAAATACGAGGTTTGACACCACAAACTGCAGCAGACACGAGGAACGCTTTTAAGCCAGTGTAATTGCCTTCGTTATCTACGGTTCCGATTACATTGGCTTTCATGGTGCTTTCATCATCGTTTTCTTCTACTCGAATGACGACAACTTTACAATTCACAATGTCCGCAATGCCGTCTAATGCACGAGATAACGTCCCTTTTTTACCTGCTTTGGCTTGCATTTCGGCGGTGATGCCAGTTAAAAGAGTGGGTTTGTTGAGTGGGAAAACCGATGCATCTGCATCAGGTGCGGTTGCCACTAAACCGATAACTGCAGTGGATGATGTGGTGAGTGTTCGCAAGGCTTCGGAAATTTCCGTTACCTTGACCCCATGGAGATATTCATCTGTCATAATTTTAGCCCTGTTGTTGAGAGATAGGGCTATTTTGTAAGGATTTAAAAGCCAGTGGTAGTGCTTGGCGTTGTGGTATTTAAACTAACAAAGGGCGGTTAGGTAGAGTAGGGCGGATAAAAACGGCAGAATTACCTGCCGTTTGTCTTAAACCCTATCCGGCCAAGGGTCAGAGGTTACCCATACCATTGCTTGTGGACGAAGGTTTTTGGGACCAGTATCTGGGATAGCATCGTTACCTTTTATCTTTGGATCAGCGTGGTAAGGCGTGAATCTCATAAAATTAGAATCGCCTACACCTCCCACATAAACACCTGCCACAGCTCGATTGGTATCGTCATCGAATAAGCTAAATCCACAAGAGTCATCTGATCTAAATCCAAGAGGAATCCCACTTGTACCAATAACTTCAACTCGCCCTGCTTGTCGTGGGCTATAGCCTTTTTCGGTTTTGCCCAAATAACCAAATAATCCCCAAGATAACCCGCCCATATGGCATGATACAAGGTTGCCTTGCCTGCGGAGTTTGATGTAAGCCCCGGGCTTTAG